AGCCAACTTGACCGACTTGACCGATATTGACCGCCTCACTATCGGTCAAGTAGGGGCAAGAGGCGACCGAAACTTGACCGACTTCGCCCCCCCCTATAAGGGGGGGCGGTCGGTGAAGTCGGTCAGCAGTTCAGGTGGTGAGTCTTTTGTTAGATAAACCAGCTGTAGAGGATTTCTGTCGGAGTTGTGGAGCTGCGCTTTGGAAGGCGCAGTGGTGCGGTTTTTCGGTGTTTTCGGACTGCACTCCCATCGACACCAAGACAGAGATAGTGTGCTTACTCAATAAGCGCTCTACATATGGCGTTTCTAGGTGGCGGCCCAGCTTCTACCTAGAGCGCCGCTCAATGCTCAATATCCACAAGCAATACGAGTTTATACTCGCCAAGCATCTTTGCGGTTCAGCCCAGGCCGTGAAGGAGCACCCAACCTACTGGGTAGTACCACAAACAACCGAACCTAACTTCTAAAAGGGGGAACAAATGGCAGGACGTCTCATCGCCGTAGTCGGCGGTCAGTATGGCAGTGAAGGAAAGGGAGCCGTAGCAGGCTACCTATCCGCAACCTCAGAGGCTCCATTTATGGGAATCCGAGTCGCAGGACCAAATGCAGGACACACAGTTATCGGCAAAGGACCAAATGGCGAGGAGTCATATGCATGGCGACTTCGTTCAGTCCCAGTCAACGCAGTCACCGCACCTGAGTCCGACTTAATCGTCGCCGCAGGTTCTGAGATTGATATTGAGGTCTTTAACCGCGAGCTTGCAGAACTCGACCAAGCTGGATACCAAGCCAGCTCACGCATTATCGTGGACGACCAAGCCACCATCTTGGAGCCTCGCCACCACGACATCGAGAATGCAGACGGCATTCAAGCCCGAATTGGCTCCACAAGCAAAGGCATCGGCGCTTCACGTGCTGACCGCATCATGCGCAAGGCTTCTCTGTTCGGTGGCGGAGTAGATACTTCAAAAGTGATTCGCGAACACTTGCAACGAGGTGGCACTGCTCTAATCGAAGGCACACAAGGCTACGGTCTTGGACTGCACGCAGGCCTGTACCCATTCTGTACAAGCCAAAACTGCCGAGCCATCGACTTCTTATCTCAGGCTGGCATCAGCCCATGGGACCGAGCAGTTGACGTCTTTGATGTTTGGGTGACTGCACGAACCTACCCAATCCGAGTTGCTGGCAACTCAGGGCCGCTCGAGAACGAAACCAGCTGGGAACAGCTTGGACTTGAGGCAGAGCGCACCACAGTGACACAAAAGATTCGTCGTGTTGGCCACTTCGATTCAAAGCTAATCCGAGATGCAGTCATCGGCAACGGTGGAGCACCGACAGTCAAAATCGCACTCACCATGTTCGACTACATCTTCCCTGAGCTTAAGAACCAAGCCCAGATTGACATTTTGTCTGAGGAGCAGGCTCGCTACATCACAGACATTGAAAGCGCAACTGGCGCAAGTGTCAAGCTAGTCGGCACTGGTCCTTCAACGATGGCGTGGGTGAAGTAATGTCATTTGAGAAATGGGAAGATGTGGCAGCCGCATTTAGACAAGCGCCACAAGCCGAGGGCTCACCAACTGTGCAAGACCTTGCCAACTGGTGGCTAGACGAGACCAAGTCAGAACTGGACTCTGTTATACCAAAAGCAATCGAGTACGGCAGCGCCGACCTGAAAGTCATCGGCTTTGCTTTGAGCCAAATGATTGGCGAGCCAAAGGGTGTCACACACGACGAGCTTGGTATCGCTTTTTATGTGCTAGGCAAAGTGGCCCGCCTGGTTGGTGGCTATGCTGACGGGCGTTTGCCTTCAGACGATACATGGCATGACATCGCCATTTACACCAAAATGGCACAATACGCACGTGAGCACGGCGGTTGGGGTGGGTTTGTCAAATGATTGTCTATCTCGCAGCACCGATTGACTTTGATGCAGGGTCGCAAGTGACTCGCACCAAAAATGAAATCAAAAAGCACTTCAAAGACCAAGACTGCACTTGGGTGTACGACCCAGCTGGAGCTTGGAACGCACCAAAGGACCTTGTGCCTGACGAGTTCGTGCACTGGGCCAATCTAAAGGTGCTTGAAGATGCCGACCTTCTTATAGCCGTGTTGTTGAAAGAGGTGTTCACAATCGGCACAATCGTTGAAATCCAACACGCTGTTGACAGTGGCATTCCAGTCGTTGTCATCGGCGATGTTGGAATGAACAGCGTTGCACTCGCTGCACTTGAAGTGCAAACCTACGAATCTATTAAAGAATGGAGTGAATATGGCAGCCCTATTGTACCGCGTACTGACACCGACTGGCTTAGCGCCAACTAAGGCGTACGCAGACGACGCTGGCTTCGATTTGTATTGTGATGCGGAGCTTGTGATTCAACCGCACACCTTTGTGGACGTCCCACTTGGTGTGGCGATTAAGGTGCCCGAAGGCACTTGGGGCTTGTTGACAGCTCGCTCTAGCACACTTCGCAAGCACGGTCTTATGGTGGCGCAGGGTGTCATAGATTGCGGCTACACTGGTCCGCTTTTTGCTGGCGTGTGGAACATGACTGATGAGCCAGTCAAAATCGAACCTGGCATGCGCTTGGTTCAATACATTCTCATGACGAATGCTTCTCTTGATGTGGATGCACAAGAGGTTGACGAACTTCCCAAAACCGACCGTGGCGCTTCGGGTTTTGGGAGCTCAGGTGTCTGAGAAGCCTCTTATTGAAACCGCTCAGGAGCTAAGAGATTTGGCTACTTGGTACAAAGACTTAGGGGCAGAGTTGGAGCCTGGTCGCGTCGGCGAGCGCACCAGCCGCTCTGTGCCTGGGCCTCGGCTTCCAGTTCGTGTCGATGTGCTTGATGCGATTTTGGACATTAGAACTGATACACTTGTGTGGGAAGCTGAGCTTAGGCTAGAGCTGAACCAGGGGGCAGTGACTAACAACGACACAGAACGTTCGTTGTTTTGGGTTGCAGACGCTGTTGAGAAGTGGCCGACTGACAATCGGACCAAACTGATTGAAGAAATCAATCACTCCACATCAAAACGGCACAATCAGGTGAAAATCCTGTTAGGATTGGAGCAGAGGCCCTTGACGGCAAGACTAAGATGTCCGCATTGTGCAAAAGGCTTAGTAATCAAGCTGGACCAAGGGCTTCTGCTCTGCCGCAATCACAACTGCAGATGCGCAGCAGAGGATTGCGACTGCACAAGAGGAAAGGGTCACTCATGGACCGAAGCAGATTGGCCTCGTTTGGGGTTGCTACTCGACACGCCGAGGACTGACTGAGTCGTGTTTGTCACACAAACGCGTTTCGGTGTGGTAGAATTATCCCCTTGGGGTAGATTTGTATTTCTAAGGGCGATACCATGGGCCTAACCGTTTCAATGTCAATCGGTGCTCTACAAACCGAGCTAGATACAGACCAAGACCTCAGCTTTGATGCAATCGAATCCATACTAACTAGGGCCGTCAGGTCCACCCTTGATGCGTATATGTCCTTGCCCCCTGAGGAAAGAATGCGCGTCATTTATGACGTTTTTAGTGGACACGATGACGAGGACGATGACTAAGCCTTGTGTTGATTGTGGCGTCTTAGTACGCGACTGCTCACGTTGTCTCAAATGCCATGCTACTTATAGGACTACCAAGCTATCAGCCAGCAAACGCGGCTACGATAGCAAATGGCGTCGTTTATCTAGAGAACTAAGGCGATTGCAGCCTTGGTGTTCGTTTTGTGGCCTTGCGGCCGACCTCACTGTTGACCACATACTCCCCCTATCTATGGGTGGGACGAATGAAATCACCAATCTAAGGGTGTTGTGTCGCAGTTGCAACTCAGGGCGATAAAACACAACTAAACGCGCAATACCCCCCTGGCATTTTTCCACCCCCCCTCGAAGTTCGAAAATCTACGCGGATAGAGACCCCGCTGCCCCAAAGGACGCGGCGCGTACGGGTTTAGAATCTTGAATGGTCTGACCATTTCATGACTAGTCAATCTTTAGGAGCAACATGGCAGGCAAAGGTCCAGCACCAAAAGACGCAGAGCAGCGCAGACGCAGAAATGCGGACCCTGTGCCTACTCAGGTCGTTGTGCAAGATGGTGTTTTGCGCGGCCCTGACTTACCAGCTGGCTACCCTTGGCACTCACAGACTTATCGTTGGTGGGACACTTGGCGCAAGTCAGCACAAGCTGTCACTTTCACTGACACTGACTGGGACTTTTTAATCGATACAGCGTTGTTGCACTCGTCCTATTGGAACGGTGACAACGTAGGAGCAGAATTGCGACTCCGAGTCGCTAAGTTTGGCGCTACACCTGAAGACAGAATGCGGCTTCGGTTGCAAGTTGATGGTGAAGCAGAGGGGGCCAAATCGAACAAGACCCTGTCTGACCAGCGACGAACTCGTCTGTTGAGAGTGGTGGGGGAGCTTGACAAAGAAGAAACGACAACAGAGTAGCTTCATCTCTCTCGGTTGGGACGCGATTGACTGGATTGAGAC